CCGCTCAACGGAAACTTTCGTCACTAAGTCATGGCGTGAATTAGGTATTGATGCGAATGAGATGGACGCAGGAACGAGAGCATCAATGGATGGGCAAGTTCCAGCAGAGACCAATTTTCTTGATTGGGTGCAGCGACAACCAGACTGGCGACAACGGCAAGTATTCGGTGAAACACGATTTAGATTAATGAAAGAGGGCGGTATGCATCCTTCTGAATTTTATACAGATAAGGGAGAATTTATTTCGTTAGAACAACTCAAAAAGCTAGACGAAAAAGCATTTAAAGATGCAGGTTATAGCTAATCAATTAACGATTTAACCAAGGTCACTTCGGTGACCTTTTTTATTGTCTAAATTCAGCCAAGGGCTGGTTTACTTTAACGCGCTAGGCGCAATGAATCCCAAGGGGAACAACATGTTATTTATGAATATCGAACGCAAATATTACTCACAGGCTGATGATGGAGCTGGTGGTGGAAGCGGTGGAACTGCACCTGTAATCACACCGGAAATTCAAGCCATTATTGATAAAACAGTCAATGAGCAAGTATCAGGATTAAAAGCTAAACGCGATGAGTTACTCGGCAAACTCAAAGAGCAAGGCGATAACTTAAAACGTTTTGAAGGCATTGATCCTGACACGGTGAAAGGGATGCTTAAACGCTTTGAAAATGATGAAGAAGCCAAGCTCATTGCAGATGGGAAGATTGATGAAGTCATTAATAAACGTACGGAGCGTTTGCGTGGTGATGTTGATAAGCAATTGAAAGAAGCTAATGCCAAAGTCGAAAAGTCTGAGGCGTTTGCAAATAAATTCCGTGCGAGAGTGCTGGGTGATGAAATTCGCTCTGCTGCAGGGAAAGCGGGCGCATTAAGCAGTGCGCAAGAAGACTTAATTTTACGTGCCAAGGGCATTTTTCAAATCAACGACGAGGGTCAGGCTGTCGCTGTTGATGAAGATGGCAATCCAGTCATGGGCAAAGATGGTCGAACGCCATTGTCACCTGTTGAATGGATTGAATCACTTAAAGAAAGCGCGCCTCATTTGTTCCCTGCTGCTTCAGGTACCGATGCTGGAATGCATAAACAAGGTGGCGCACATCTAAAACGCTCACAAATGTCCGCACAGCAAAAAGCTGACTATCAGCGACGTTACGGGCGTGACGCATATTTAAAACTTCCAAAAGAGTAAGGAAATATAATCAATGTCAACTACGACTAATAGCGATTTAGTAATTTACAACGACTTGGCGCAAACCGCGTTCTTAGAGCGTCGCCAAGATAATTTAGCGGTATTCAACCAGGCATCGAATGGTGCCATTGTGCTGGATAACCTGTTTATTGAAGGTGACTTCCGCAAACGAGCCTTTTATCAAATTGGCGGTTCTATTGAACACCGTGATGTTGACTCAGCTGACACGGTTGAAAGCAAAAAAATCGGAGCTGGTGAATCAGTTGATGTAAAAGCACCGTGGAAATACGGTCCATACGCAACAACTGAGGAGGCATTTAAACGCCGAGGTCGTGATGTATCTGAGTTCTCTGAACTTGTGGGGACGGATGCAGCAGATGCTTCGTTAGAGGGTTACATTAAATACTCCTTAGCAGCTTTAGGTGCTGCGATTGGCAATAACAAAGAAATGGTTGTTACTGCTGACATCGCAACTGATGGCAAGAAAACACTCACCAAGGGATTGCGCAAATACGGTGATAAATTTAACCGTGTAAATCTATTTGTCATGCACTCGACCACCTACTTCGATATCGTTGATCAGGCAATTGATAACAAGGTGTATGAAGAAGCTGGCGTAGTTATCTATGGCGGTCAGCCAGGTACGTTAGGTAAACCAGTGCTGGTAACCGATACTGCACCAGTAGATGCTATCTTTGGTCTTGTTCCTGGTGCAGTGACGATTACTGAATCGCAAGAACCAACCTTTCGCTCTTTCGATATCAATGACAAAGAGAACTTGGAAATTGGCTATCGTGGTGAGGGCGTGGTTAACGTTGGCGTGTTGGGATATAGCTGGGATGAAGCGAAAGGCAAGAATCCTGACTTAACTAAGCTTGGTACCGAGGGTAACTGGAAGAAACACTTCAAGAGCGACAAGATGACCGCTGGTGTAATGATTAAGTTGACTGCTGAAGCGGGAAAGTAACTCTGTCAGCGGATAAAACGTCCGTTATCGCTGACAGTACAGATGCAGTCACGGTATCACTCAATTATACCCAAGGTAGTTCTCCCGTTGAGGGAGCTACCGTTAACTGGTCAACAACTGGTGGTAATTTGAGTGTGACATCTTCTAAAACGGGCAAGGCTGGTGGCGCTACAGTGAAATTAACCTCTGATACTGCAGGGCAATTTGTTGTCACGGCAACAGTCGATGGATTAATTCAGTCAACGGATGAAATTACCTTTACGGCTAAACCACCTGAAAGTGGTGAATAATCCAAGATCTAAGGGGGCATTTGCCCCTTTCTTATTTTGAGGGGCTTATGATTGATTCAGACAAAACCTCACCCACCTTTAACAGCTATGCCAGTGTGGTTGATTTAAAGGCGTATGCCTTAGCTAGGCAGTTAACGCTCCCTTATGAGGGATTAGAAGGATTGCTCATTGTAGCCATGGACTATCTCGAATCCCAAAAGTGGTTAGGTAAGCGAGCCGATACTCATCAGTTGCTATCTTTTCCACGTACGGGATTAATTCGTGATGGTATTGCTGTTTCAAGTGAGGTTATCCCTCAGCAAGTAATTCAAGCTCAATGTCGCTTAGCAATTGAATCCCAAGAAAACGACCTACAACCCACTCTAGGCGGGGAAATCATTGCAGAGCGTATTGAGGGGGCAATTGACTTGAAGTATGCAGAAGGTACTAATACAGGGGCTCCTAATTTTGCATGGTTGAAAGGTCTGCTATCCGGCTTGATTGATATCTCTGATGGGTTTGCCATTAATACATTTGCAATGAGGTAGCCATGAATATTTATCAGCGCGGTTACCAAACAGCGTTACGAATGCTGAAAAAGTATGGCGCTTCATATCAAGTGAAACGCGAGGGAAAACATTGGGTTGATGATGAAACTGGCAAAGAGCACCATGAACCGGAAACCCGTTTTACAGCTACCGGCGTTAAGGTGCAGTATAAACCCAGAGATATCGACGGGACGCTCATCCTTTCTACGGATATTAAAATGGTTTTTTCGCCAGATGTCACCATTCAGAAAGGCGATCATGTCTTGGTTGATGACGTTTGGTTGCGTGTGCATGAACCCAATCCCATTAAACCTGCCGAACTTGTTATTTGCTATCAATCACAACTGAGGGCGTGACATGTCACAGGCTTTCATGAAGTCGGTTAACCTTTTTGTTGAACACGCTCAAGCTGATATGGAGGCGGTGGTAAAAAAAACAGGGTTTAAGATTTTGGCTCAACTCGTTCAAATGTCGCCGGTGGGTAATCCAGAATTATGGGAGATTAACCAGACCGCAGTGGGCTATAACCAGGCGGTATTTGAACACAATGAGGAACTCAGGAAAGACCCTAATAATCTCACGCCGAAGAAGCGCCAATTAAAGAAACGTGCTCGTGTTAATGATTCTATGGATATCAAAGCACCCCCCGGTTATACAGGAGGGCGATTCCGTGGTAATTGGCAAGTCACTTTTGATGTGCCAGCAGATGGCGAAACAGGGCGAGTCGATAAATCAGGTAACATGACAAAAGCGGTTGGTAACTATGTGCTTGAGCAGTTTAAGGTGGGGATGAATGCTATTTATTTTACGAATAACGTTCCTTATGCCTACCCATTGGAAATGGGGCACTCTAAGCAAGCACCAAATGGCATGGTAGCGATTACCGCTGAAAATGTTAGCCAGTTCTTTAGAGACGCTATCGCTGAGGTAAAATCATGAAGCAATCTGAAATCAATCAGTCTATTCGTGCGTTGGTGGCTAAAATTGCTAAGCAAGAAGGGCTAAAGGTTGCGTGGTCTAATATTACGTTTGATGATATTAATTCGCCCTATTTACAGATGCACATTATGCCTGCGCAAACCGAAAATATAGGTCTTAGTTTGGATATGCCTATCTTAAAGGGTGTTATTCAAATCAATATCGTCGGTAAGGTGGGTACCGGTGATGAGCAATTGACGCTTATTGCTGACAACATTAAAGATCAGCTAGAAAACGGATTGTCTCTGACGAACACACTTTACTTCAACGGAGAGCCAAGCCAATTCCCCCCTATCACGAACGATGCTAACTACATCATCCCTATACGCACATCTTATCGATGTGATTCTGTTCGATAATCGACCGCCTAAATGGCGGTTTTTTTATGCATAAATAAAGAGGTCCATATGGCTTATAACATTCCTAATGGCTCGCGCGTATATGTTGCGAGTAAATACGGCAATGAAATTGAATTCTCTGCAGCTAGTAATGCCACCGAAGCTGTATTAACAGTAGATGCGTCAAGCAGCATTAAGGCGGGTGATGTTATTCAGGTGGTTTCTGGGTGGAAGCGCATGTCTGGCGTATTCAAAGTAAAAACGGCTGATGATACCAGCGTTACACTGGATAGTGTTGATACATCAGATATTGATCGTTTTCCTATTGGTGGTGGTAAAGGCACATTGAAAACCATCCAAGAATGGGAGGTTATGCCTCAAGTCATGACTTTATCCACAGAAGGCGGTGAACAGCAAACGCAAGAGATTCAATTTTTAGAAGATGAACAAGCTGAAACCGTTGATACTTATAAATCCGGTATCGTGCAGGTTTATACGTTCGCTCACGATGCAACACTACCCATCCGACCACTACTAATGAAATTGGATGACAATAAGCAATTAACAGCTATCCGTTTTCATAATAAACGCGCAAGCGAAGATCGTTATTACTCAGCAAGTGTGTCATTTCAGCGCGTACCGAATACCGCTATTAACGAGGTTGAAAATGTTTCAGCTCGTTTCTCACTGAAATCTGATATGCAGATTTACACCACTGCATAAATACAACCCTCTACTGGATTAAATAATAAGGTCAATGAATGGCAAAGTTTACGCTACAACCAAATCCGAAGTTTAAAGCTGATGTGAAAATTCCTATTGCCGGCAAGGAAAAGCCTGAAGTGGTGACATTCACGTTTAATCATATGTCTATGAGTAAGCTGGAAGAGTTACGTGATAACTCGATTGATGATTTTCTCAAGGTGATTATTGCGGATTGGGCAATTGAAGAACCTTATAGCGAAGAAAATCTGAAATTGTTGTTTGATAACTACCCGTCATCAGCTGGGGCAATTACCTCAACGTATTACAGCGAATTGCTAGGTAATCGCGAAAAAAACTAATTGCGGTCGCAGAGGCAATGTATGGAGGAATGACAAAGCAAGAGGCTGCAAGTTTTGAGCGAGCTTTTGGATTTCCTCCTGATATTGATGATATTGAAGTCTTCCCTGATGTTTGGGATTCCTTTCAGGTATTTTCGGCAATGGGAACTCAGTGGCGAGTGAGCATGAATGGAGCTACTGGGCTGGATTATCAATCGCTAAATGAAGTTATGAAATTGCTCAACATTGAAGATAAAGCGACCGTATTTGATGATCTACGGGTTATGGAATCAAAAGCGCTGGAGCTGATGAATAAAAGATAGGGCAGGGATGCTCTAGAATCAATGCGAGCCAGGTAGGCGTTATTGTATATGTATACAGTGACTTGGTGAGTTGCTTGAGGTTAAATCTTGATGGTGTATTTTTTAGAATAGGCACTTAGAGAGATATAACAATCTAAAGTTATATATTTTTATAGAATAAATGAGATGTAGGACAGGTTACGTAGATGAAATATTAATTTGTTATTGAATAAAAATTTTTTACTTGTTAATTTCTTTACAAATGTTTTCATTTGAGAAATTAATTATGTTTATACAGGATGTTCCTAGAGATAAAAAATTTTGGGTGGTACGCTCTGGTGATGGCGGAATTTATTATGACCACTTTCTACAAAATTCAATTGTGGCAATCGGACATATTGATGAGTTAGATTATGGTGAAATAGCACTAAAAGATGAAAAACTTGTAGATGAGTTAGTGATTAGATATAAACAATCATTGTTAATGAAAAAAGAGCCTTTAGCATCTGTTACAAATAGAACTGGTCAAGTATTAAGGTTTATAAAAGATATTTCGATTGGTGATTATGTAATGACTATGGACTCAAAACGTATAGCAGTTGGAGTGATAACGTCAGATCCATATAAAAACATTAACAAAGTTACTATTCGAGATAATAATGATGATTCAATAAGTTCAACGGTATTGGAGTTTACCCTACGAAGAAATGTGTCTTGGGGGAAAACACAATATAGAGATAAATTGCCACTTGCAATAAATAATAGCTTTAGAGCTAATCAGTCTGTGTTTTCAGCAAGCGATCACTGGAAAGAGTTAAATCATTGGATGTCAGTTGCATTCATTTCTGATGGAGATGCGTATATTTCATCACGAATAGAGCAGAGGGATGGAATAAGTAATTTAGATGTAACGCAGTATTCTACTATCATTAACAAAATAGAGGCAGCTGCAGATCTTCTTGCTAGTGATTCTGTTGATGTCAATACAGAAGATGAGTTAATTGGTTTACTGGAAGCAAAATACAAAGAGTTGAGGAAGCGAAGGTCATTCACTGTAACAACTCAGCAAGTCTTTTTATCACCGGGTGATTTATGGGCTAAAACCTCTGGTGGAAGGAATAAAAGTTTACTGGTTGTTGCTATGTTCCTGATGCTTTTTGATATAACCCCGACATATTCGAATAAAGATGATTCTGATTTCGTCAGTGAACATAGAGACAAAATGTTAGTCATGCTAGATGAGATAAAAAAGGAAGAGAGCTTTTCTGATGTTCAAAAAGGGCTAGATTTACGAGTCCCAAGTCAGAAGATGCAAGATAACTCACCTTTAAATGAAAACCCTCAAGACAAACTTAGTGGCTATCAGTTAGATGATTTTGAAGGAATTTAAGAGGTGATTATGAGTTGTCAAAATGGTAAAAATTTTTTTAGGCGACTCTGGGATAATCATGGTCAAATTAATAATGTTTTCACTGGCTTGCATTATTTATTTTTATCAATAGCTATATTAGTAGGCGGGGTATGGGTTTTATATTCCTTCAGCGCTCTTCATAGTGCATCAAACGCAGAGGCTCAACTTGAGAAAACAAAAGAAGAACTGAAGCAAATACAGCAGCAAATAAAAGATAACAACTCAAGTAGTATATCTATAGAAACAACCCCATTGAAATCAAATATGGGGATAATCATAAATGTAACAGTAAAAAATAATGGCAAAAGTCCAGTCTCTTTTGATACTTCTAAGACCACAGTGTCAGTTTATAAGGTTGAGATAGATGGAGAGAACATAAAACAAACGGCGAAGTTTGAACCAAGGGTATATACAACTATTGATAAATCTTTCAAGAGTAATGAGACAAAAATACTACCGAAAGTCCATGTGTTGATTGGTGCTGAAAAAACATTAAGTTACGTAGTTGGGATTGATTCCCCCGGGCTTTATTACATAACATTTAGATCGGTAGCGGATAAAAATTTTGACAAAACTGGGATTGATACCGAAAAAAGTCTTGAATGGTTTGCATCAACCTATGTAGAAATAGAATAAAAGATAATCCACCAACCCACTCCGGTGGGTTTTTTATTGCCTGAAATATAACTAATAAAAATATACCTGCATATTTTCGTTTGATGAGCATCACATGCTGTTATTCTAAATGTGTACAGATGGAACATTAGAGGAGTACAAAGTGAAAAATAATTTTTCGTGGATTTTGACTAAAGTGAAAAAAAATATTTTAAATTATACTTTATTAGCCATTTTATCCATTATCATTGGCGTACTTCCTAATTATACCTTAATAGATTTTGAGAGCGGCCTTGGTAAGGTTATATTATTTGGTGCAACTGTTTTATTTTATTTTCTCTCAAAGGTTTCGATAATACAGGCCAAAAAGAAAGGTGATGGATGGTTGTTTATGGTGATCGGTAGTGAGATGTTAACACTGATGGGCTTGTCTACAATGTTTAAACTACCAGAGTACACTGGAAACAATATCGTTTATAATATTTTAATATCATTAATAATATTTATCTTGTTATTATCTTGGTACTATGCACTGGATAGTAAAACTAAGGAAACTAATAGGGATAACATTGCGGGAACAGAACCAAATAAAACTGATTCGCAAATATTTAGCGGCGATGACTTTAATAAAAAATCACAAATAATAGAGTTAGATGATAATGTAAGTCATATGAAATCAACTCTCGCTAGTATTAAATCAGATATGGAAGCTAGCAAAAGTGATATAAGCACCTTAAAATCTGACATTGAGGTCATTAAGTCTAATTATGCCACTCAGCAAGATATTGAAATAATCAAAACTGAAGTTCAGAAGGCAATATCAACGCAAACAAAATGGCTCATGCCTACAATAATTGTTGCCCTATGTGTAGGAATTGCCATTGCTAAATGACTATTTTAATTTGCTCCCAATTGCGACGCTAAGAAACTAGACTGAAAAAACTGAGGCGAGTATGGGATGGTGAGAAAATCAATAATTGCAATTATTTTATCTTGTGCGGTGTTTAGCTCTTATGCTGGCACAACTTATACACAAGAAGAAATAAGAGAGCTTGTAGAGCCTGGAAACCCACCAAAAGAGAAGCCTGCGGATGTCATTAGCTCCAAGCAATCACCATTTTCAAAATGCAAGCCAGCCGCAGAGAAAGTATACAATAAAGAGCGTGTTGCAAAGGTTATAGAGGACAGCGAAGATACATACATCATAAAAGTGTGGGCGTTTGATGGTTCAGTCACTTTTAAGTGCGCAAATGGTTACAGGGTGTTATTAGGAGCGGCATATGAGTAATGAAAAGAATATTTATGCCTGTAGGTCAGTACGCCATCCTTGGTGTGGTGATGGTTGACAAAAACTTACATATCTGATATAAGTAATGTAAGGTTATTTAGGCTTGGCTTGATGACTGGTTCGATTCCAGTGGTAAGTTTAGCTGTATTTGCATGTCTCCTATCTCTTAGTTTTATTTTTAAATGTGCAGAAAAAGCAGTAAATGATAGTGAAGTAATTTGTAATAACTCAGGAGACAATGGAATGAAAAGAAACTCATCAACGAAAGTAGTAGCGTCATATTTATCTGTAGCATCATCAGTAACAGCAGGCATGGCAGTAAATATTTTACCTCTTGGTGGCATTGAGCAATCCTAAATAACTTTCAAATTAACACTTCTTGATAATAACCTTGAAATCGAGGTTATTTATTTTAGGACATCCTTGTCCTGTAATTTAGGCTGGCAGTCTTTCTAAACTATCGCCTTTTATTTCATGAATTACCCAATCAAGATGAAATATAATATCTATCATGTGCTCAGTCATTGAGCCTGTGTGTTGATATCCAAGCTGCTTGAGTGAATCTTTTAACCCATTATTCCAGTATTCTTTCATGGCTCGAATATGGATTACTGAACCTTCTAGCGTATGAATGGTTTTATGCTTATTGAACTTTGGAGCAGGTAGCGACTCTTGCTTGGGAATGTATTCACCCTCAAGCGCATCAAGATAAGAAATTGCTTGCGGTATCTGCTCGGGTAGTAACTCGTTGATATGCTCAACGCCGAACTCTTTGTGAACATACTTCCAGATATCAGGGTAAATATTACCGACACCAGTAGCAATTAAACGCTCGGCTGTCTGGCGTAGCGGAGTGAGTTCTTTTGCTGTTGATTGACGAATGCTTATTTTTTGTTGAGCATCTTCTTTCTTAGCAAAATAGAAATCTTCTAGCGCCTCGAATACATCCCATGCGTTATCGGTGTCTAACATTTTAGCATGACGAGCAGCTCCGCGTTCTGTCCAAAGTATAATGCTTTTTGCATGCTTACTAATGATTTCTGAACCTTTGTAAACTAACTTACATTTAGTAAGCCAGTTCTTGAATTCATTTAAAATAGAGCCTGTTAGCTTATAAAAATGTTTTCCTTCAATGAATCTATTTTTATTTCTATAGTGGTTAACTTGAATATTAATCACCTCTGTTCCGTATACGTCGGCTAGCATATCAGTGGTGATCACGGGAGCGCCTGAGTGAGCAATCAACGGCATAGATTTTACTGAATTGCTGGTCTCATTAATATTTGATACATTATTCATGTCGGTTTCTCCTAAGACTCTGACAAAATAGAAGCCCTGACTATCGCAAGTAGTTGGGGCTTCGCTGTTCTAGTTAGCACTTTTCTCTCTTTCTTTCACATACCAAGCTACTGCTTGATTAAGTATTGAATTCTGTGAGATTCCATCTTTTTCTGAATACTCTACTACCTTACTTTTTAGCGTTTCGGTTAGTCTAAGCTGAAGTTTGCTTGTTTTCTTATGGCAGTTCATAGTATATCCTTCGTTGTGAGTTAAAGTGATATCACAAAGGTATCAACGTAATGCTATATTGTCAAAGTTTATTTGGATATATTGTGATATCAATGTGGTGTTATGAGAAAAGTAAAATGTCACGAATAAGAGATATCATCCCATACAGCTTACGGATGCCTGATAGCCTAAAAGAAAAGCTGGCAGAAAGAGCCAAGAAAAACGGCAGGTCACTTAATTCCGAAATGGTCATGATTTTACAGGCGGCAGTGGACGAAGAAAGAAAACCGAAGAACATAGATGAGCTAGCCAACTTAGAATCAGATAAGTTCAAAGAGCTATTCATGGAAACCGTCAAGAAGATGTATGAGGGTAAATCATGAGGCTTGATGAGAGGGAGGATATAATAAAAAAAATAGTGCGCACATTCTCGCTGATTAAGTGTGATATAGGCGCCATGCAGTCAATTAATATTCACAGTCTTAACATACATGCAGAAGATTTTTTTTGTGATGTATTTAATTTTTTAAATGACAAGCTAGATCTAAAAAATGCAAACTCAGCATCATTGAATGAGAAATTTATTGATTTAGTTGATCATAACGCAAAGTTAGTTATTCAAGTTACAACAACAAAATTAAAATCAAAAATTGATAATAGCCTTAAAATCCTAAACGATGAAAGGTATAAAGGGTATCGGGTTGAGATTTTTTATATATTAGATAAGCCAAAACACCTTCAAAAGGACACTTTAAAATCATATAGTGAACTATATGGCATAGAGAATATAACAGAACACTTAAAGGATTTTGATGATTTATTGAACGATATAAAAAACCTTAGCGGTGAAAGATTATTAAAAATCTATCAGTCTTACTTTAGAGATGCAAATGAGAGATATACAGACGAGATCACCTTACAAACAGTTTTTGACCTTCTTATTAAAGGATGTGAGGAAAAAACGCACGATTACAGTGTGGATTTTAGAAACACTGAGTTATCTGAGAAAATAAAAATAAACCAGTTAAATGGCAAGGTGTCGTCATTATTGATGTTAGGCAGTGAATATTCATTGCCAATATACAACATCATTAATTCTGATGATCTTACACAGCTTAGCATGTTGATAGTCAATGAATTTTATTATGAAGTTTTAGTAGATAATTTACGTCATTCTGATGTGCCAATGAAAAATATAATAAATAAAAACATTAGTGAGCTACATGATATGGCATCACTTGTATATGACATAAACTTCTCCAAGGTTTTAGGTGACTTAAGTGAGAGGATAAAGAAAAAGACTTACAATGCATCTTTTCAAGAAACATCAGTCTCTTGGGTGATTATCGCTTACTTTTTTGAAGAGTGTTTCGTGGGGATAAAATATGATTCTTCCTACAAAATTAATTAGCCCAATAGATTCATTATATTGCATATCTGCATATGTAGTTGAAATACTAATAAATAAGAAAAATATGGCATTTGATGATTTGCTCGATAGTCTGAATGCAGCTTACCCCATTCCGATAAGTATTGAGAAATTACAGTTTTGTCTAGACTTTTTATTTATTATCGGAAAACTGGATTTTGAAAATGAAACTCTTAAAATTATACTCGAGTAATCCTAAATTTAAGACCATCAAATTCAATGATGGCCTTAACATTGTCGCTGGATTGCAAAAAAGCAAGGAAAATGAACATACATATAATGGTATTGGCAAGAGTAGTAGCTTGCAATTAGTCCACCTTATGCTTGGTAGTAGTTTCAAAACAAAAATAGAAAGTGATAAAAAATTCAAAGCATTTTTATCTGGTTATGGCGACTTTTTCTTGGATTTTTCCTGTGGTTCGTCTGAATACACAATTAGAGTAAATTTCAGTAATGGTGACTATTACCTTAATGATGAAAAAATAGGCAAAGATAGAACTTTTTGCAAATATTTAACGAAACTTATTCTACCAAAGGATAATAAGTGGATTTCATTCAGACAAGTTTTTAATTGTTTTACTCGTAGGTACCTGACAGGTAGAAGCTATTATGTGGATGCACTAATGCAGCAAGCTCAACCTATAGATAACTTTCATCAGAGAATAGTTAATTTATCGCTTCTTGGATTAGATTTAACATTGCCAAACTCATACAGAGAAACATTAATAAAAATTGAAAATATTGATAAGGCAAAAAAATCGTTACTTGAAGTAAATACTGTAAGTGATGAATCTGACTTGCTGGACTTAAAGGATAAATTGAGCAATTTATTGTTTGATAAAGAAAATTTTATAATAGCAAAAAATTATGATGAGCTTAAAAATGAAGCAGATGTTCTTACTGATGAAATAAATGAACTAAGAAACTCTATTTTTTCAAATAGTAGGTCGGCTAGAAGAAAAAAGAAAATACTAGATAACTCAATTCTGCCTTCTAACATTGACCTCAGCAAAATAGAGGTTATTTTTGACGAGGCTAAGTTTCATTTTTCTGAGATGGTGCAGAGGCGACTAGAAGAAGCTGAAAACTTTCACTTAAGAATTTACGATGCAAGAAAAAAAAGACTAGAAATTGATGTTAATTCTCTAGAAAAAGAGAATTTAGAACTAACTGAAAAGCTTGGGGAAATAGAGTCTCACAGAGACTTGCTGCTAAAAGAGTTAGACTCAAAAGGAGCTCTTGAGGAGTATAATTCAATAGTTGAGCATATTAGAGGACTGGAGTCGCAAATTGCTGAGCTTTCTAGCAATCAATCTGCCTTAACTAAACTAACTAAAGATCAAGCGCGTTTGGAAAAAAAGAAAGCTGATATTGACTTTAAGGCCATAGAGTATATTGAGAAAGAAAAAGGCCGCATAGAAGAAATAGAAAAAAAATTCAGGTCAATAGTTAAGACGATCTATAAAAATTTAGGTGGTTCACTTAAAATTACGAAAAATGAAGGTAAAGCAAAGTATCTATATGATATAAATGTACATATCCCTAAAGATGGTTCGCAGGGAATAAATGAGGTTAAGATATTCTGTTATGATATGTTGCTTTTTATTTTAAACCCTAACTTATTAGGATTCATGGCCCATGATAGTTACTTGTTTAGCGGGATAGACCAAAGACAGACAAGAACCATGTTTAAAATAATATTGGATAAGTGTAACAACTCTGGCTTACAGTATTTTGTAAATATAAATAAAAATATCTATGATGACCTTGTCTTACCTTTTTCTGATGACATTCTTACAGACGAAGAGCGTCAGCAGATAATTGATGGCACGGTATTGAAGTTATTTGATGATAATAAAGATAGCACCCTGTTTGGGGAGTATTTTGATTGACTTAAAAAAAACCTGCCTCGGCAGGTTTTTTTACACCTAATGTTTGCTAGGAATTGCACCACATGCACGCTAATATTCAATCATTGATAATGAAAAGGTATTGATGATGAAAAGAATATTATTAAGCTTACTGCTTTGTTCTGTTGGGTTTGGGGTTGTGGCCAGTCAGTTAGAGATAGAAAAAGAATTGATATGCAAAGGAAGTCCTGCAAAAGACCAGTGTGTAAAATCGTTGTCTTCGATGCTTAGTGAAGCAGCGAAGGCAGGAGTCGTGAAAGGTGCTTGTGATATTTCAATAATCTATGAAGATACGCTCAGTGACGAAGAAAAAGAAAACTGCGAAAGAGCAAGAGAGAGAGTTGAAGAACTAACGAGTAAGTAAATTAGAATATTCTACATGACCACCCACGGGTGGTTTTTTTCGTCTGGAGAAAAGTAAATGACAGATATTGCAACGATTTCGCTCAAGGCTGATACCTCAGATTTAGAGAGAGGTACGCAAAAGCTAAAAGAATTTGGTAGTGCTGCCGAAAAAGTTAATAGTTCGACAGAAGATCTGAATGAGCAATTTAAGCGAGGAGTTGATACACAGAAAAAAGCCACTCAAGCAGCAGAGAAACAGCGCAAAGAGCTTCATGAGTTATTGAATCAACTCAACCCAACTAATAAGGCGTTTGAAAAGCTAGACGATTGGCAGACAAAGTTATCAGTGGCAAGCAAGAAAGGAATGTTGCCAACAGACCAGTTCCATGATTACAACAATATTCTGGAACAGACGAGAGACAAATTACAGAAAATGCACATGTCCTTAACTGTTGAAGGACAGGCACTACTGGCGCAAGAAGCTGCGACAAATAGAGCTAAACAGGCAGCTGATGAGTTCCTTAATTCACTAAAAAGCCAGACTGACACTCTTGGAAAGACAAGAACTGAAATTCTTGAACTAAAAGCTGCACAAATGGGGGTTACACAACAAGCTGCACCTATGATTGCCAAGCTGAAAGATCAAGAAAAAGCGTTCTTGAATGGCTCAATAACAATCGGTCAATACAAGCAAGCCATGCGACAACTACCAATGCAGATGACAGATGTAGTGACTTCACTAGCATCTGGAATGCCAGTATGGCTTGTAATGATCCAACAAGGTGGTCAGATTAAAGACTCATTTGGTGGGATTGGAAACTCGCTAAAAGCGATGGCATCACTAATTACCCCTACAAAAATTGCAATGGTAGGTCTTGCTGGTGCTGCCTCTGCTGTAGCTATTGCTGCTTATAAAGGGTCTATGGAATTTGGCGAGTATAACCGCCAACTCATTCTAACAGGCGGTTACGCTGGCAAGACGGCATCGCAATTAGATATGTTGTCACGGCAGTTGTCTGGCAATGGCATAACTCAGTATAGAATGGCTGATGCATTATCTAAAGTAGTTGGTTCAGGGTTGTTCACTGGAAATGCAGTTGAGATGATAGCAAATACGGCAGCGAAGATGGAGGAAGCTACTGGACAATCGATAGATGAAACAATTAAACAATTTAGTAGATTAAAGAATGAACCTGTTTCAGCCATTTTAGAACTCAATAAAACAATGCATTTCTTGAAGTCTTCTGAACTAGAAAGAATCATGCGGTTAGAAGAGATGGGGCATAAGGATCAAGCCGCAGCTGAAAGCATGGCCTTGCTATCTAAGGCTTCATTAGATATGGCGAATAAAGTAAAGGCCAACTTAGGTACATTAGAGAGTGCGTGGAAAGCAGTAAGCGATGCTGCAAAAGATGCTTGGGATCAAATGCTGAGTGTTGGCAGGGAAGTTCCGCTGCATGAAAGATTAAATCAGAAAACTAAGCAATTGGAAATTGCAGTAAAGGAGTTAGAACAAGCCGAAAAATCAATTGTTCCAGATACGTCAGGATATGGGTATGGGCGGCAATCAGAATCTTTCATGAACCAAAATGCAACTAGGAACCTAGAAGCAAGACGGACGCTTGTACAGAATCTCAGAAAAGATGTGTCAGATTTACAAAAACAAGTTGAAACTGAGGATTCGGCTGCAGCTCAAGCAGATAAGGCTCAAAAAAGGGAAGAGAAAAGAATAGCATCGCTTGAGTATAGGAAAAAATCAGTTAATGAATGGGTAACAAATGAGAAGAAGAGATCTTTAGAATTAGCGGATCTATGGAGGAAAGTAGCTGATGCTCCTGATTTATGGTCAAGAGAAGATAGAGAAGCAGCTGTAAAAAATATCAACAAAAAATATAAGCCAGAAGCAACTAAGAAAGGTAAAGAATACCGTCCAGACTACGGCACTCGGGCTGATGAATCAGCTAATGAAGCGCTAGTTTCTCTCCAGTCTCAACTGAAAGTATTGAAGGAGCATAAAACTGTTGCTGATGTGATTAGCGCTGAGCGTAAAAAGCTTTGGGATATGGAAGCTAAAATATCAGTAATAGAAGAAGCAAGGTCAACGCGCAAACTCACCAAAGACGAGCAGGCACTATTAGCGAAGAAAGAAAGTGTTCTTGAATCGCAAAAGGCATTAGCTGTTGCTGGGGATGCTGTAGAGCTTCAGAAGCAACATAACCGAGAGTTAGATAGGCAGCTCAAACGAGTAGAAGAAATCAATGCTAGAAGTCGTGCGTTGGATATGGGAGCAGGTAAGTCTGACCGCATGTACCAGCGTGACATTGCACTTGAGCAGGCTAAGTCACCAGCAGAGAGAAAAGCACTAGAGGATTATTACAGCAAAGAGGATTCTTTACGCGCTAATTGGGAAGCTGGTGTTAAAAAGGGCTTTGCCGAGTTCCAAGACCAAGCGACGAATGTTTACGGCAACGTAGCTCAAATCAGTCAGTCGTTTTTCCAAGGTATGAGTAATAGTGTTGCAGATTTTGTGATAACTGGCAAAGCG